TCGTCTTCTTTCTTTTCCGGATATTCCCCGCAATCCTTCATGAATAGGTAGCGAATAACAAGGGCCGCGGTCACGGCGATTACTGCTGCGACTATCTCCATCGAGGATTCTGCAATCCGCCAGTTCACAATCTCGCGGCAAACCTCCGGTGCCTGCTCCGCCACAAATTCTCCTCCGGTTGTGACGCCTTTTTCCAGTGCGTCAAGGTAGCTGATAAGTCGCTGTTTCAGTTCTTGGTCCATTACTGCTGATCCTGATCTCGGGTTGTTGGTGGCTGCGAAAGAGACGCTGCTCTCGCTTCGCTGATTCCGAATGCTCGTCGTTCAAGTTCTCGAATTTCATATAAATCAGCAGATTCGGCGCTCCATGTCCATGACACCGGATTCACAGGACGTGTCAGTTGAGGTGCATCAGAACCAGAAGATTCATACAACATGTCTCCAGGCTCAACCGCAATCTCCATATTCCTTGCAAACGGTCGCCACTCGATGGTTCGCCCAGGAATCATGGCTTGGTCGATGTTATTCGGAACGGTTTCAGTCCGAACCGGCCTTCTGATCGACCTGGCAGCACACTCAGGAAGAGTGGGTTCTGATGGAGACCGATACTGGACACCAATCTGGCGGCTAGCCTCCTCGACCCAGTCTTCATCAATTGGATCTGGATATGTCTCGCCAATCCGAATATACGGCTCAACCAGCGGAACATTGCAGTTTTCACTGCGAGGCCGGGTCATTGGCGGCTCGTGCCAACCGTCGATCATGACTGGAGGTTCGTCTGGTGCGATGCAGCCCCTGTCGATCAGCCAGCCGTATACCGTTAACGGCCTGCACTCGCGGCTGAAACTGCTTCGATGACTGCGAGTTCGGCATTCCGCGATCTCGGCCTGAACATCCATGTCGTCCGGCGCAAGCAGAAGAAGGACTTCTTTGCTGGATGGCTGCGTGAAGTTGAGAACTACGGTTTTCATAACTACTCCTGGCTGGTGATACTGGCGGAACGACTGGCGGATGCGTGTGGATCAAGCAGATTTCGGATTTCGAGCCAGAAATTCACAGCGTCTCTCGGTGACTCTCCTCCTAAGACGTAGATCCTGCCACGGATTCTCCCCGCGCAAGACCATGCGCGATCCGACCACTCGTTGACGCTGTTGTGCACCACCAGCCCGTTCTCGCGGATCACAGTCTTAATGCTTCTCATCACAACCTCTCCTTCGCAGCCTTAGCAGCAGCAATAACCCGCTCCAGTTCCTGCAGCGGAATGTGCGCCAGGTTGTCCGCTTCGACTTCGAAAATCTGCGAGCGGATCTTAAACTTCGTGGAATCCTCCGCCTTGTTCCGCATCGAGAACACACCCACCAGTTTTTCCTGGCCCTTCGCACCGGTGATTAGGATGAACTGCTTCATACTGTTGGGTTCACAACATAGAAGTTCGAATTAGATGTTGCGGTTCCTATTGAGTACCGAATCATGTGAGCTGCCGTCTCGTGGATCAGGTCTCGTTCGCTGCGTGATTCGTCGCAAGCTGTACGAACGGACATATCTGGATAAGGAACGAACGACCCATGGTTCTCCTGCGCGATCCGCGTGTCCTCAATCATACACGCCATCCGGTCGACTTCAAGCTGGCACAGCCCTTGGCCGTCTCCAGATTCTCGGAGTTCTTCCGCTTTGCGTTGAACCAGAGACTGGAACCAGTCGAAGGGGTTGGAGCCGGGAGTAAATATGTTGAACCCAAACTCAGAATTGTAGCCATCGACCCATCTTTCGATGCACCGAGACATATCTAGAGGGTACGTGCGATTGATCCAGACCCAAGTCTTGTCGCTCATCCTGTAAACGCCAGTTTCAATCGGCATCTTCAATCTCCTTCAGTTCGCGGCTCAACCGCAAGTGCTGCTTGTCCCACCATAAACCGCGGTGGGAGTCCGGGACTGCTTTCATGGCGTCCAGGAAACCATTGGCGTAGCAGAAACTGCAAATCCTGAGAACCGCTGCGCCGTAGCTGGACAGGATATCTGCGGAGATTTTCTGATCAAGCATCGGTTTCTCCTGGCTGGTCGTCGCGGACGAGGCGGACGCGGGTCAGGTTCTGCTTGTCGCTACGAAAACTGGCTGCGTAATCGGAAACGAAGCCTCCGTTTTCCATGTACCACACCGGAGCCTCATCGATCCGCCGCCGAAGTTCGTCTCGCTCAGCAGTCACTTCCGCCAGCCAATCCTGCAGTTCCACCACCTCTCGGCACCGGTTCTGCTCACATTCCAGCACATGGTCGTAGGCTTGCTGGAGATCGCGGTTGTGGTTGCGGAGGTTTGCGATAATTTCTGCCGCTGCCTCGGAGAACTTCTTCTCAGAATCGCCTTTACTTGCCGCAAGTTCGTCGATATCAATCAACGCCATCGCCAGGGCGGCACATTTTTCGTCACACATTCTTCACCTCGCACGTCGCGTTGTGGGCTTCGATCAGGGCGTCTGCTCTTTTGAGAGCGTCAGTCGGTGCCGATTTTTCGACAGAATCAGGCAAATACCCTCTCGCAATTCTTGCAGCCATAAACCGCGCCGCCAGTTCCAACCGCAGCGGGATGCCTCCGACGGTGTCAACGCGCTCAACCGCGAATCCGTTCTCGTCGCTGTGGTCGATGCACCGTACTTGATGCGACTGGCAGTTCTGATTTCGATCAACCTTCATTCGACGCTCCTAACTTCAATTGCAGGCCAGCGAACAAACCAACCGTTTTTATCGCGCACAACGTAGCTTCCGTCGTACGATCTCGACTGGATCACGCCTTTCTCACCAGAAACGCTTACCGCTACGCGACCGTTGTGCCGCATCCTTTCGGCTTTTTGATTGGCGAATTCTTCGGGGCTTGGCAGGTTCCACAATAAAAAACCGATACCGAAAATCACAATAAGCGACTTGAATAACACCTCGAAGCCAGAAGGCTCGTTTTCTGTGTTCATTCCGCCACCTTCCTTTCCACGGTCCATTTCCACTCGCCGGTCTTCTCGTCGTAGCCGGCAACACCGCGGGCGATTGCTTCGGACTGAGACCACTTGATCGTATTGGCAACACCTTCGCAGTAACCAAGGAGCACCCCAAAAAGAAAACACACCACAGGAAAAACCACACACTGCAGCCACAGCTTCGCGTCTTCCCAGATTTCCTCTGGGGTTCTGTGGTCGGTTTTACTGCTCATTCAGAAACTCCACAAAATCAGGGTCGGGACGATCTTCCAGTTCTCGCTGCAGCCGCTCCACTTCGGCGATCAGCTCTGGGATGAATTCGAGGACTTCGAACCAGCGGTTTGCGATCACAAGTCCTTTGATGCGACTGAGTTTTTCTGGTGTCATTTCTGCCTCCTTGCTGGGATAACGGGTTGGACTGGCCGGTGGATCACTGGATTGTCAAAAATATCACAGGCACTCAAGAAAAACTCCTCGTATTCCAGAGTTTTTTATGGCCTCCTTGTTCTCGTTGCCAAAGCCAATCAGGGCACAGCCAAGAGGACATCGACTTTCATTTCCGCCTGGACGCCTAAAAGAAGTTCTTCCAGTGAGAAGAAGACACCCTTTTCCAGCAATAACCGCCCTCTGAAACCAGACCGCATCGGATCTCGCAAACACCAACAAAACTCCGTTGTTGTGCTGGATCATTCTGTCGACCCACGGAACAACGTTTGAAAACGGAGGATTGCACCAGACTCGTCCAGACCATTCGTGCTTTAGTCCATCTTTTTCTGGACCGATCATTAGAGACGCTGTCTGGAACGGAGACTCGGAATCACATGCCGGATCGAGGTCGAACTCGCCAAGGCTTTGAATTATCCCTGGTGGTGTATACCACCTGTCTTTGTCGTTCATTTACTTTTCCTCCAAGCAATCGCCGTTGGTGTTGTAGCTGTCGAAGGCGCTTCGGCATTTATCTGCGACGTAGCATTTTGCGCAGGTGAATTCGTCGTAGGAGATTCCGAAGTCTAGGAGTTGTTTGTCCCAGTCGACGAAACTGACGAACCGCTTCAGATTTCTGACGTAAATTTCTTGGTCTTTTTTCTGCGCCGCTTCCAATTCGAGTTCTTCAGGAGTCATTGGACGAATTTCAGAAACCTCGAAGACTGCGAAAGGACTCGAACATTCAGGACAAGGAAGATTGATCGGAGAACCCCAAGGAGTGAAGCCACCCGAATCAACTGCGCCGGAACCACCACAGGCAGAACAAGACATGAGATACTCCTAAGAACCACCAATAACCAAGAGATAGCCAGAGAAGAATTACAGCGGACGACTGCATCTCCCAAAGAAATCCCCCCTAACCCCCCTTTAAAAAGAAAGAGAGTTAGAGAGAGGATTCGCTTCAGGATTCAGCAGCGGTCGCCGTTTCAGCGTCCGACTCGCAGAGCCCCCTTCCAGCAGTCCGGATCTTGAAGTCTCACCGGTGCGGCTGGCTCGCATACCCCCGACCAAGAATCATCATACACGGACTCCAGAAAAAAGCAACGGTTGATTCCGATGCGACAAAGGCGTACAATGCCTCACCGGTTTTGAACAACTTCCCCCAGGAGCACGACATGGCGGCATCAGTCAACACGGTCACGATCAGCGGAAACATCTGCAGCGAAGTCACTTCCAAGGATTTCGGCGGCTCGAAACTTTCCGAGTCGCGGCTGGCGATGAACAACGGCTACTTCAGCAAAAAGACGAACAAATGGGAGGACAAGCCGGCCTACCTGTCAGTCAAAGCGTGGGGAAAAACCGGCGAGGCCATGCAGCAGTGCAGTAAAGGCGACCAAGTCCTGATCGTCGGTCGGATCGACATGGAGGAATGGACCGACAAGACGACCCAAAAGAAGGTGCAGAAGATCGTCATCACCGCAGACCGCTTGGAGCCGATCTTGGACCGCCGCAAGGTCAGTCAGAACGGCAACTCGTCGTCGGGATTCGGCGGGCCGTCGGGAGGATTTTCTGACGACAACTCGTTCGACGCTGTGAATGCTGAGCTGGCCGGGTTTGGCTCCGAGCCGACTCCGTTCTGAACCTCGTAGTTTTTAACCCAAGAGCCGTGCGCCTTGAATACATCGGTTTGACCGGCGTATTTTTGGCGCAACGGCTTTTTACGTTTCCAGGGGGTCATGGTTTTTCGAGCTGGTGCAGCAGCTCCTTCCAGAAGTGCAGGTATTTGCTGGAATGGTTTGCGTAACGACGCATCATTTTTGTTTTTCTGCGCCACGCTTCCGTCAGTTTCTCAAACGCAGACTCAGCCCCACCAAGTCGCTCAATTAAACGCCGCGCGATTTCGATATCGTTCAAGTTCGGCCTCCTTCCGCATCTCTTCGAACAGCCCGTCTTTCTCCCACTGAGACACAAGCCACGGCGGGTATTCTTCCTTCATCTCGTCCAGCCAGCGGTCTAGCGTATCCGGGCCACCAGCCATCAGCACAATCAACCGTCTCAGTTTCGGTGGGATCAACCCGTCGTTATTCAGCATTTTGAAGCCTCGAAAAAGGTTCGCGACCGACAATTCTCCACCACACCGTCCCCATCGTCCCGTCGAATCCCTCCTCAATCACAGCCTGGGTGACGCCGCTGAACTGCAGAAAATCATGGCCGGCGATGATTCCACCGTCTCTCACTTTCGGCAGGTAGTTCCGGATGTCAGCCTGAACCGCTTCGTACGAGTGATCGCCGTCGATGAATACTAGGTCAAAAATACCGTCCGGAAAGAGACAGGCCGCATCCTCGCTTTTCGACCGGTCGAAATAGTTTGAGATTGCGGCGTGCGAGTACCGCTTGACGTTTCGCCTCCATGCCTCAAAAACCGATTCTCCGTTGCGAGTTTCTTCAGGGTCAGTCTCGCATCCATCAGCCCACGGGTCAATCGAGTTCACGATTCCTCCCATGTTTCCGCGAGCGCGATGAATCTCCTGGGTGAACACCATTGTCGACACGCCACAGAATGCTCCGATCTCGCAGATGCGTGCAGGTTCCTCGCGGCGCAGAACATACCTCGCCAGAAACCGCATGGCGTCGACGTCGATGTACGGCACGTAGTGGCCGAGATCCTCGAATCCTGGGCAGTCGGCCTTTGGGTCGTAGCACGTGATCACCTCTTGCTCCTCTTCACAACAGTGTCGTTCATAATCTCGATCTCAAACAGAGGAAGTCTCAGCAAAGCCTCGCGGGCAATCTTCGGGCGACGAGCCTGGCAGTAGACGTTCTTTTCGTCTTTCCAGAGAACAGCGTACGCCGCGGTGTCTTTCGGGAAGTCTGTGACTGAGTCCTGCCAACACCGAATCGCAACCGGCAAACCGCAGGCTGTTTCCAGAGGACGACGATAGAGCGACGTCGCTGTTGGGACAAGTTCCAGGTCTGGCTGGTTGCGTCTCGTTCTGAGCCAAACGTACGTTTTGTCCGTCTGGATCTTCCGTTTCTGCATCAACATGGAACATTTCTTGGAACAGAACTTCGCTGTTCCGTGGAAAACCACCATGCAGATCGGGCAAATCTTCGGCCGGTTCTGGTGCGCCCTCTGGCAAACCTGTGAGCAGAACTTGTTTCCACGACCGAGGATCGGTTTGCTGCACCGCTGGCAGAGCCGTCCTTCTCGGACTGCCGCCTGAGCCTTCAGCATTTCTGCGTGATGCTCCCGGCAGGGTTTTCCGCAGAACTTCTTCCTGGGCGGAACATCGCGTTTGCAGTACAGGCATTTGGATTCCATGTGCCATATCGTACGCGAATCGTGTTCTTGCTGCCAGTGTTACATCTGTAACATGCCAAACGTGCCAGTTGTGAACCTTCGCATATTGCACGGACTTACAGCGAAAAGGATGATGGAACCGTCCCCAAGAAATTCCCAAGAGCGAGACAATACATGTTGTGGAACAGGCTGACCGGTTTTGGTTTCTGCGAAGAAGTGGTCGACCCGAACGAATCTTTCGGTGAAGGCTTGGAAGTTCCGGAAGCGTCGACTCTTGCCGAGAAGATGGCTGCGGAAGTTGAGTCTCCCGCGGAAGAGGTTCCTGCGGAACCTGTTGCGGAAGATGACGAAGATGTCGAGACGGTCAGCTATAAGGATTTCCTGAAAGAGAACGGGCTGGACTACGAAGGCGATGATCCTTTCGAGCTGGCCCAGAAGGTCGCGGCAGACGCCAAGCGGGCGAAGGAACTGGAATCGCAACTGCTCCAGCTCCGGCAGGCTCAGCAGTATCAACCGCAGCCACAGCAGCAATATCAAGCACCAGCACAACAGCCTGTCCAGCCTCAGATCCCGCAGCACGTGTTGGATTTTGCGAATCGGCAGGCAGAACTCCGAAGAACTTCCGAGCTGTTCACGCGAAAGCCGAAAACGCTCGATTTCTCGGACCGGATCAAATACGACGACGACGGAAACATGCAGCCGGTTAATCCTGCTGACTACACCGCTGTCCGAGAAGCACACGAAGCGGCCCAGTGGCTGCGAGATTACAACGCTCAGGTCGCGACAAACCTGCCGGAATTCATCGCGTACCAAGTCGCCGACAACCCGACGATTGGGTACATGATCCAGCAGGCGGTACAGCAAGCAGTTGGCCACGGAGTGCAGCAGCACGTCGGACCGATGCAGCAAGCCCAGCGAGCTGAACAACTTTGGCTCAACTACGCGGACAAGGTTTACGGTCAGGACGACAAGCCGACGCCTTACGGCCAGGTGTTTCTGAACACGGTTCAGACGCTGCGTGCGCAGGGCATGGAAGATCCTGAGAAGGCTTTCACGATTGCGGACAGCATCGCCAAGAGCACGGCTCCGATGGCGACTCCCCCAGCGGAAGTGAAAGTTGCTCGCAAGCAGATGGAAGTTCTCAAGAAACACAGTCAGAAAACACCGAGTGCGGGTGGCTCTCTTCCCAAGAGTGAGCAGCAAGCACCTGGGGCTAACCGCAAGATGACGCTCGAAGAGCGGATGAAAATGGCGGCTGGTCTCTGAACAGAGCGGTTGCGGGGGCGTGCATTACACGTCACAAAAAGCACCGTAAGATGAGGTGAGAGATGAGCTGGGAAAGGATTGCAGCGACTACGATTCCGCTGCACATGCGACAGCTTGAGGATGATACGCTTCGTAAGCGCGCCACCCTCAGTATGATGAAGGAAAAAGGGAACATCGTCTACAACCTGGGCGGCGACCAGTTCGACTGGCGAGTCCGTTGGCGCGATCACAACCTGTACGTGAACGATGGTGAAGCTGCGATCAGCTTCGAGCGAACCAATCTCTACAAGAAGGCGGTTCTCGACTGGTACGGCTATCAGGCGAACGACTTCTACACCGAACGCGAAAAGCATCAGAACAAGGGCAACGAAGCGATCATCAAGACCGTTTCGATGAAGGCCGAAGAGCTGATGAAGTCGGTGCTGAATAAGTTCCAGAAGGAGTTCTACGTCGACTCCAGCGCGACTGGCAACAGCCAGCGTCTGGCCGGCCTGGAATCCATGTTTGCCGGAACGCAGACGATCACCGTCACGACTGGTGCGCCTCAGGCTGCAGCGGCGGCTGACCCTGCGGGGTATCCCAACGATACGTACGCCGGTATCAGCACGGTTCTCGGGAACTACGCTGGCACCTGGAATACGCAGTCGGACATCAACTCGACGTGGCCGTTTGGTAACGGTGACGCTGAGTACGATTTCTGGAGCCCGGTTCTGGTGAACTACACCTCGTCTGCGTTTGGCGGATCGACCGCAACGTGGAAGGACCAGGCCACCAAGGCTACCCGGTTCGGCGTCGACGCGGTTAACGCTCGCTGTGGTTCTGGCGAAGGTGTTGATCTCGTGCTGCTCTCTCCCGGCCTGTACCGGCTGTGGAAGGACCAGTTCGATCAGTACCAGCGAGTCCAGATCACTTCCGCGAAGGATAGTGGCTGGGGATTCGGCGATTACATGGACTTCGATGGTGCCAAGGTCATGTCGGACTTCGATGTTCCGCCGGGCGTTGGCTACATCCTGTCCATGAGCAACGTGAGCTACCACTCTTGCTACGGAAGCTCGATCTTCCAGGCCAAGGGTCCGATCTACGACGAAGTGTCCCAGTCGTATCGGTTCGTTGTTAATACGCTGGGGCAGCTCAAGTTCGCTTCTCCGAAGCACTTCGGCAAGCTGGTTGCCCTCGCCTAATCAAACCCCGCCACGGGCGGAAAAGGAATAGCATATGTCGTCTCGCATGGACTCTTGCCCGCTTCAAAGAGGCGGGATTGATACTGAGGGTGGGCTGACTACCTTCCTTGGAAAGGTGTTCGTCCTTCCGGACGTGCCGATTTCCACGAGCAACTCGGCGACCTCTCCGCGAACTTCTCACAACGTGAAGGTGCGGGTTGTCCGGAACAGCGCTTCGTTTGCTCTGCGGCCAGGACGTGCCGTCACCTACAAGGCCGGAACCAACATGACGGAAGTCGACGGCTATGCCACGACGACCGGTCAGGAAGTTGCCGGGATTGTGGACGAACGGATTCCTGCCGCTGGCGTGTCTGCCGGCGACGATTTCCTGATCGTTGTCGAAGGTCCGTCTCTGGTTCTCAACGGTATTGCCGCGGCGGCTTCGTCTGCTATCGCGGAAGGCGATTATCTCTGTGCTCTGACGGCTGTTACCTCCGGTGCTACCACCGCTGGCCGGCTGCAGACGCAGGATCTGACTGGTGCGACCGCCCTGCTGGGCGCTCAGATCCAGATGGTGATCGGTCGGGCTCTCTCGACTGTGACCAGCGCCAATACCGCAACGCAGGTTCTTGCCTTCATCAAGAACCGGTTCTGCTGATTGTAGGCACGCAGGTCTTCGGACCCGCTCTGTCTTGGGGGCCGGGGGAGCCTTAAAACTCCCCCGGTTTTTCTCCAAGACTCGTTGATACCACTTCCCCCAAGGAACAGAGCATGAATCAGTTGGTTTTGAATGTCGGTTTTGCGTTCTTCCCGTACGGAGGCAACGGCGGAACTTCGTCTGAGGTTCCCGACATCCGCGACTGGACGATTGACACAATTCTCAAGGCCCGCAGCGACTCCCGAGTTGGCAAGATTTGCCGACGGAACTTCTCCGATACTCCGATCACGATGACCCGCAACGCTGCGGTTCTCTGGGCTCGCGAGAATGATGTTGATGTCCTGGTGATGGTCGACAGCGACATGTGCCCGGACTGTGAGGAGGACGACGATCCTTCCGCGAAGCCGTTCTGGGACAGCTCCTTCCAGTTCATCTATGAGAACTGGAACAACGGGCCGAACGTGGTTTGTGCGCCGTACTGCGGCCCTCCTCCAACGTCTCCGGTCTATGTCTTCAAGTGGGTCTCTACGACCACGGAAGACCTCAACATCGGCATGAAAATGCAGATGTACGGCCGCGAGGAAGCCGAGCAACTTTCCGGGATTCACCCAGCCGCGGCACTTCCAACCGGCCTGATCATGTTCGACATGCGGGCGTTTGAACTGACAGACCCGAAGAAGCTGGAGTCGGAGAACGGCTGGTTCTACTACGAATGGCCGGACTGCTACTCTGCCGACAAGCACAGCACAGAGGACGTGACAGCCACTCGCGACATGAGCTTCCAGGGGTGGCTTGAAAAGAACAAGGACGTCATCTACTGCAACTGGGATTCGTGGGCTGGCCACTGGAAACCGCTCTGTGTGCGGAAACCGCGGTCGATCAAAGCGGACTACGTGGCCGACAAGTTTCGCAAGGCGGTTCTCCGCGACCACAGCTCCAAGTCGAGCCTGAATTTCATCCGCTGCAGCACGGAAGATGGCGGCGCGAAACCAGTGCGCGTTCTGCAGAAGGGCGAGATGCCTGCGGAGTACGACATTGGCCAAAAATAGCGATATCGACTTCCTGCTGTCGGACGAAGACAACGGCCTGTTCAACCTGGACGACGTCACCGAGAAGTTGTATCGCCGGTTTGGCGGCGCAGAAGGAATCGCACAGGTCATCTGGGAGGTGTTCCATGAAGCCTCTGCCGGCAGTCCGACCAAGGAGCGTATCGCGATGGGCCTGCTGAAGCTGTCGTTCGACCGCAACAAAGCCGGCATGGATCAGGATATCGGAGACACATCGGCAATGTCTGAGGACGATCTGCTGGTTGCAATGGATCTCTTGGAGAAGAAGCGTGGCGAAGCGGCGTCTTCCTGAAGATGACTTTGTCGGTGGATTTGAGGTGATCGGCGGAGCAAATCCCGCTGAAGCCAACCCACCGCCAGTCCAGGAAACCGCAAAAAAGAAGCCTGCTCTCAACGCCTACGAAAAGAAGATGCGGGCAAAGATCATCGCCGAACTGGCAAGACGCCAGACTGAGGCGTTGAAACTGTACGAGCCTCTTCCGCACCAAGTCGCAGTCCATCAGTGCAGCTCGCAGGAGCGACTGGCGTTTGGCTCCAATCAGTCTGGAAAGACCACATGCGCCGCAGTCGAGCTGGCGTATATTGTCACGAACCAGCATCCGTACTTGAACTTCCCGAAGTCCGGCGATGCATTCGTTGTTGGGCGCGACCACGCTCACCTTGCCCATACGATCCTTCCGAAGCTACTGAAGCCTATCGAAAGCCTGCGGAAAATCAGAGACGCAGAGACTGGAAAGTGGCGGCAGTACAGACCGCGAGAAGATCAGGATCGGTTCAAAGAATCCCAGCCGATGGGGCCGCTGATCCCAGAGCGGATGATCAAGAATATCGCATGGGAAAACCGCGGCCAGGGAATTCCATCCTGTATTGAGATGCACAACGGCTGGAAGATCACGTTCTTCACGGCCAACGGCAAGCCTCCGCAGGGTGCTGTTGTTGACTACGTCTGGCTGGACGAAGAAGTCGGCGACGAGTGGTACGACGAAGTCAGCCCGCGGCTCATGGCAAAAAAGGGCCGTCTGCTCTGGTCGGCTACACCGCAGGTCGGCGGAAACACTCTTCTGATGCTGCACGAGCGGTGTCAAGCCCAGCTTTCTCTGCCGGAAGAGGAGCGGTCGTCTTCCGAGTTCTTCATGTTGCTGAGCGGAAACGTCCACATCGACGAAGATGAAAAGCACAAACTGGCAGAAAAGTACAAATACGACGCCGACGCCTACCGGGTTCGTATCCAGGGCCAGTTCCTGATTCTCGGCGGGCTGATCTACCCGCAATGGTCGCACACAAAACACGTCATTGAGCCGTTTGAGATTCCGGACAACTGGTGCCGATACATGACAGTCGACCCTGGCCACACTGTCTGCGGTGTCCTGTTCTTCGCGGTTCCTCCTCCTGACGATCCAAAGCATGGCGGTCACATATATTGCATCGATGAGCTGTATATTCGAGAGTGCGACCCAACGAAGTTCGCAGAGCAAGTCCGATACAAAACCCAGGGAAACAACTGGCAGGCTTTTATCATCGACGACTGCGGTTCGCGCAGGACGGACGGGGCTATCGGAATTAGTATGCGGCAGGGATATTCTGACGCCCTGAAGGCCCGTGATATACGGTCAAAAGAAACAGGCAGCAACTTCCTGATCGGAAGCAGCGACGTCAAGGCTGGGCTCATGCAGGTGCGTGAGTGGATTGGTGCAATTCTGCACCATCCGGGGTATGATGATCGTCCTAAGCTGCAAGTATTCAACACCTGCTCGAACCTCATGTTCGAGATCAAACTGTACTACAAGAAACGCCACCCCAAGGGCGGCTGGACTGACGAGCCAAACCAGACCAGAAACCATCTCTGCGACACGCTTCGGTATGCCGCAATGCACGGTCTGCGATACGTGAAACCCGAGAACGGCAAGAAAAGCCTTTGGCGTAAGTGGTTCGAATCAGAGCGGAAGAACAGATCCGACGGATCTGACATCAATTTGTGTGCTGGCAGTGGGAAATTCAAGTGAGCATCAACGTCGAAACGTCCGTTCCTTTCGTCCTGTGGTATCCGGAAGGCGAGAAAAGCCAGCCGGCGTCCATCGCAATCAGCGGATCGGTTCGCCATGACGGCTGCCGGTTTCTGATTATCCAAGGTGGACAACGCCACGGCTGGGCTAAGCCAGGCGTCATGCACATCGACGATAAGCGGTTGGAGCAATCCCCGGAACGTCGGCGCGAAGAGGGTGCTTGGGATTTCACTGACGAAACGAAGCGGTACTTCGAACTGATTGATCAGGTCGCTGAACTCAAGACGGCTGTGGCAGAAATTCAGGCTCGGTCGGCGCGAAAGACTAGCTAATGGAACGCGAATCTGCCTTGGATAGAACTCCGCAGCAACAGCCTGCGAGTCCACTTCAGCCGTTGACTTCCGCATGGGAAGGGCGTCTGAAACGCGCGAATGAGTACAAGCACAAAAACTTCGATGTGTATGCTCAAGAGGCGATGGACTTTTATGTCGGCCCGTCTGACATGGAGGAGTTCTACAGCAAGCGGATGCTGACCCGCAGAAACGGCGTCGACAACACTGACCTGAAGGGCGGGTTCCGCACTGTCAGCGCCAAGGTGGCAGAACTGGTCCAGCTTTTTGGGCCATCCCTCTACGCGAGAAACCCGGTTCGGACTGTCACTCCTCGCGAGACGACTCCGCTGCAGCGATCTGCGTATGTCGACCCAGCACTGGAACGGCAGATCCAGAATCAGGTTCAGCAGATCCAGCAGCAAGCCCAGCAGTACATGCAGCAGATGCAATCGCAGATGCCGCCCCAACAGCCGGGAATGCCACCTGATCCGCAGATTCAGGCGATGCAGCAGCAGTTCCAGCAGCAAGTTCAGGCCCAGATCCAGCAGGTCCAAGCCCCGCTGATGGAGGCTCAGGAACGGTTTCTGCAGGCGATGGACCAGCAGAAAAAGCAGGCTGCTATTCGTCAAATTAAAGCCGACCTGCTCAGCGGATACCTGAACTACACGCCCAACGAACTCGACCTGAAGGGTGAGTCCAGGCTTTGCATCAACGAAGCGCTGATTAAGGGCATGGGCGTTCAATGGACGCAGGTTATTCAGAGAGGAAACTCGCAGATCGTTGGCTCGTTCTACGACACTGTCGACAACCTGTTGATGGACCCGGATGTTGAAAAGCACTCCGATATTCGCTGGGTGTCTCGGCGCTGTGTAAAGACAATCTCGGAAGTCGCCAGCCTTTACGGAACCGACGAAGACAAACTGAAGCCGTTTGCAAAAATCCATACTTACGCTGCGGCATCCGGAGAGGACGTCTACAAGAGTCGCGGCGGTGACACCGCGGAGCCTCCTCGCGATCTCGTGACTTACTACGAAATCTTCAGTAAGATCGGTTTCGGCGACGACATTCCTGGACTTGATGACAAATATGAGGATCTGCTTGAGTCATTCGGGATGAATGTGCTCATCGTGATCGTACCGGGGATGCACGAGCCTTTAAACGTCTCGGCTGCGGAACTGGATCAAATCCTTGACGTCGAATCCGGCGGTCAGCCGATGGAAGGCGACGAAGAGAACAGTCGCCTCCGCGACCAGATGCTTATGAAGGTGAGCTGGCCGATTCCGTTCTGGATGGACGGATGCTGGCCGATGGAGATGCTCTGGTTTCACGAGATCCCGAATTGCGTTTGGCCGATGTCGCACGTGCGGCCGGCAATGCCTCAGCTCAAGGCGATCACCTGGAACATGAACCATCTCGCCAATCGTGCGAGAAACACGTCCCGACTGCTGATCGGCCTCAAGGAAGGTGCCGACGACGACGCCAAGGGGATTCTCAAAAGCGGAGACCCAGTCGGCGTTATCAACCTGAAGGGATCTCAGAATGAGAAGCTGTCTGAGATGTGGGACATCCTGCAGATGCCGCAGGGAGGGGCGACCGAGCTTCTAAATGTCCAGGCCGGTTTGATTGACGAATTCCAGAAGTCAACAGGTCTCGCCGAAGTCATGTATGCCCAGCCGGGCGGGATGCGATCTGCGGCGGAAGCCCAGATGAAGCAGTCTTCGATGAACATTCGCCCTGACGATATGTCGTCGCAGGTGGAAGACTGGCAGTCGCGAGTTGCCAGCAAGGAAGCCTTGGCTCTAACGTGGCTGTTCACCGGAGAAGACGTAGCGCCGATTATCGGTCAGGCTCAAGGGGAACTCTGGGACGAGCACCTCGCACCGGAAGATCCCGGCATGATCGCGATGGAACTCGACGTTCGGATCGAATCTGGAAGCACACGCAAGCCGAACAAAGAAACTCGCGTCCAGCAGATGACCCAAGCAGTCCAGGTTATGGGGCCGGTTCTGTCTCAGTTGGCGATGGGAGCCGGGCAGGTTGGCCCGTGGAATGCCCTGATGAAAGAGTGGGGCAAGGCCAACGACATTCCAGACATCGACGGATTTCTGCTTCAGCCTCCGCCTCCGCCTCAGCCTCCTCAGCCAGATCCGACAGAAATGGCGAAGGCTCAGATCGAGATGCAGTCCAAGCAGCAGGAAGGCCAGATTAAAATGGCTCTTGGCCAGCAACAGATGCAGGCCGGCGAGCGAAAAGCCCAGATGGCCGCTGCAGAGTCGAACATGAAGCTGGCAGCCAAGGCTCAAGAACTGCAGATGCGTACACAAGAAATGCAGATGGAACTGCAGGCCAAGCAAGCGGAAATCCAGTTGGATATCGCCAAGGCCCAAGCCTCCGCAAAAGCCTCGGAGATTCAGCACAACCAAGCTATAATCGCCTCTAGCCAAAAAGCGGAACTGGACGCTCAGGTGGCGAAGCAAAAGTCAGAAATTCAGATCGAAGCTCAAAAACAGAAAGCACAGCAAAATGCGAGAAATCAGCCGGCTCGTCGGCAAAAAAGGAAGCAAGGGCGGTAAAGGCGGCAAGGGCTGCTAATCTCGAAATCCAAGGGACAGAACGTGGACGAAGAAGAAACGGAACTGGAATACTGCCCGATTCATCGGTTGTACGAACTGTTCAGCGCTGCGGTTCGTCAGGCCAGTGCGGAATCCGAAGTAACGACCTCTGACATTCTTGCGGCGTGCGGTCTTGTTGCCGGTGTAGTTGCAGAGATGCACATCGAAATGACGGACGAAGAGGACGACGATGAAGATTCCGACGATTAGTGACGACCCGCAGGTTCAGTCTCACTACGAAGAGATGCGCCGCAATGGGGAGTCGCATAATATGGCAGAGATGTGCGCCATGCGCTCGGCGTGCGGAGCCAGAGGGACTGAGCGGGCAATCTTCAGCCGCGTCACAGGAAACGGACTAGACGGCCTGGGTGATGCGCAACGCGAGTGGAAACTGCAGCAGGCCAGAAAGGCTGGTGTCAACCCTCGCGGGAAGATTTACATGCCGGAACTGGCCCGCCACGGAGTTCCGAACGACCCAATCGCATGGGTTAGCGACACGCATGATATTGTGAAGGCTTGCCATATCACTGGCCGAGGATGCCCAGAACTTGGCGTGAAGCCTGCACAGTACATGAAGCGAGAGCAGCCTGTCACACTGGCTGAGAAGAACGTCAAAGAGTTGATGGTGAAAGAACTGGAGTCGATGGACCCGCGAGAAGCGAAGCGTGTTAACAAGCGTGAGCTGCGGGAGAAAATCATCGACAAGCACGGCGCGAAGAATGTGGAGAAGCTGTGATCCAGTCCGCCTACGACATCGTCACGTATCTTTTGGAGTGGTCTGGCGGTTCCGCGGATACGCGGGCTCTGTCTATGGCAAAGCGCGCCGTCCAGGAAGCACGCCGGATTGTGGCGAATGAGAAGCACTGGACGTATTACGACACCCAGGGCAGGCTCGTCACTGAGGCTTCGTACGCAACCGGAACTGTCGTGTACGATTTTACTGGTGGCACGAACGAGCGGATGCTCACGCTGACTGGCGGAACGTGGCCGACGAACGCAGCGGATGGAGTTGTCTGGATTGGCCGGTATACCTACCGAGTCGACCAGAGAATTAGCGATACGATCATCACGCTCTCTTCAGTTGATGCTCCGACTTCCGATATCTCTTCCACGACATACACGTGGTTCAAGGATTTTTACGTTCTGCCGGATGACTGCCGGGCTATTGGAGCGTTGATCGAGCCGTACTCCGCAATCGACGTCCAGTACGTTTCCATGCAGCGGCTTCAGGAATTCTACCTGTCGGGCATTACTGCCAGCACTCCGATCTACTACGCCATTGGAAACCCAGACGGTTACGACGACCGAATCGGCGTCAGGTTCTACCCTCCCCCTGCGGCAGAGCATAAGTTCAACTACATCTACCAGCGGAGACCGCTTCCGCTTACGACTGTCGACTACAGCGACGGGACGGTTTCTATCACCAGCGGATCGGCTGTTGTGACTGGAACAGGAACGACATTCACTTCAGCAATGGTTGGAGACATCTTCCGAGTTGGAACCGCAACGGCAAAACCGACAGATTTCTCTGGAACGAACCCTCCGGCGTTTGAATCTCGCATCCGGACTTTCACGAGCGCGACGTCGATTACGCTCTACGATGCAGCAGACGCCAGCTACACCGGCAAGAAGTACCGCATCAGCGACTTCTGGGACATCGAGGACGGGGCTCTGGCACAGGCGGTTTATCGTTGTGCGGAGTGGCAGTACGCTCTGATGATGGCCAGGTCTGACGTGGAACTCTGCGAGAAGAACTTCCGAAAGGCTTTGCTGATGGCCCGCGAGGCTGATTCCCGCAGCTTCTCTAACCGTCAGGCAATGATTCCGCTTGAAATCAAACGCTTCCCATATAGTCTGCAGTAGGAACTGAAATGGCAGACAAAGCAAAATCCGTTGTCGACATCCGGGACTTCGAAGGGTTGGAAGTTTCTTCTGACCCGCACGATATTAAGCCGGAGCACGCAACAGTTCAAGTGAATATTACCAGCGACAACCTGGGTCGAATGACGACTCGGTTTGGCTGGAAACTCGCAATCTTCGAGGAGTAAGCATGCGTGATCTAGGTTTCCTTGGATTTATCACTCTCGAAGACACAATGCGGCTTGCACTGCAATGTCGTAACGGTTCGCACGTCAACACTGCACCGGACGCGGCACCGACCTATTCAATATACTCTACAAGCGATACGGCAGTCCTGACAGGATCTCTTGGTGCCTCTGACGCTGATTCGAACACTGGATTCCGTACCGGTGACGCCGCGATCACTGCAGCCAACGGCTTCTCTTCTGGTGGCCGATACATCATCCGCTTCTTCTACGAGATCAGCACGACCGACTACTCCGCAGTTGGGACATTCAGCGTCCTATGAGATACCTTGGCCGGTTTCAGCTCGGGCAGTTCATGCCGCTGGATGTGCAGTGTTTTGCAAATTCAGTGACGGAAGTCGCACCGACATCGGCACCGACTTTTACTGTCTACAAAGCTGACGACACTCCGGTTGTCTCAGACGTGAAGATGGCGATCCAGGCGAAGGGGTCGCTGAACGGCTGGTTCCGCGGCGAGATTTTCCTGAATGCGACCTACTCGGCTGGTCGGTATCACGGAATCATTGAGTACGCCAGTAGCGGCAGCTCGTATTCCGAGGAGTTTGTTTTCGACGTAATTCCTGGCGGAAACGCCACTGGAGAGTACATCGGGATGTACTTCTACGAGCGGCCCCATGCTAGATTTTGCATTGGTCTGTCAGATGCAGGAACCCTAGAATTCAGGCGAAATCCCTCTGCGAGTTAACATGAACAACCGTGTCACGGAGTTTCACTTCCAGTATCAGTCTGACGCTCGTGCGGCGGAGATCATGATGCTCTGTGGCTGCGGGAAATGCGGGCGACGAACCGCTCAGTTTGACTGCCACGGAAGAATGATGACGATGGGTTTTATCATGTGCGATCCGCAGGCCAACTTGTTCGCCATGTGCCCAGAATGTTGCAAAAATCAGGAACCGGATTGTGAGTAGAATCTACCCTCCGTCGTTCCTGCAAACCCCGGAAGGCGATGTTTATTGCGTCCAGGGTGATCGTAATGTCCGCAGATGGGATGGGCTGCTCGGCGCGTTTGTTGACTCAGGCGTGCCCGCTCCCTCAGCAGCATGCACTGTTGGGAGTAGTACGAGCGGGACCATTGTGGGCAGTATTTATGCGTACGTCCGTTTTCTCGACGCGGACGGTAATGTCAGTAATCTTAGTCCAGTTTCTGCAGTTCACAATATCGCAGTAAGCACAGGTTCGATCACGGCAGCGACGAACGCCGGTCCGATTGTGATCACTTCTGCGGCACATGGATTGACGAACGGACAGACGGTCAAAGTCGAAGGAGTCATCGGCAACTACGCTGCGAACGGAGTTTGGCTGGTCGCAAACAAGACGATCGACACGTTTGAGCTGGCAGGCTCTATCGGCTCTGGTACGTTCATCACCAGCGGAACGTGGTCCAAAGGTGCTGGTCAGATTGACTACACCAACATTCCAACGACAACCGACACTCGCGTCGTCAAGAAGCAGATTCTGCGGAACAAGGACGGAGACACGACCGTCTTCTATGTCGACGTGGAATTGACGACTCTTGCCGATACCTCAGAATCCAGCACAAACACCGACGCTCAACTGACGAACGCCGTCGCTCTGATCGACACGACTGGTCGCGATCTGAACATTGTGAGCCACGCTGAGCCTCCGAATTGGAAGCGATTCGGCTGTCACTTCCGCGGTCGAATGTGGCTGGCCGGTCAGCTTGAATATCGCGAAGGAAGTGTCGCTGTCACGAACGGCTCTCCTACGGTAACGGGCCAGCAGACGAACTGGACTTCCGCAATGGAAGGCTGGCGGTTCTTTCCGCTGGGTGCCAGCAATACCGCGTCCTACACGATCAGCACAATCAACACTGGCACGCAGGTAATCACGCTCACTGGGAATTACGGCGGCTCGACCGACCCGTACATGACGTACTGCCTGACTCCTCCGGTCCTGAACAGCAATGGCGGCGCAGAAACTCGTTCGTTGTATTTTAGTACAGCAGGAGTTCCGCAGAGCTTTAACCGTCTCCGCAGCTTGACTCTGGAGGAGCAAAACCAAGGAGCGATCACGGGCCTTATTCCGTACCAGAACAACCTGTATGTCGCCTGCGAGCGAGCCATGTTCCGGGTGATCTACTCCACACGCCCAGAAACTGATGCTCAGGTTCGCGGCGTTGTTCGGCGAGGGTTGGTGAATAACCGGTGTTGGAAGATCATGGACAACATGATTTTCGGCATGGACCGCAGGGGCTGCTATGTCTTCACAGAAGGCGACATGGCCGACATCAGTGACCCGATTTCCGGGATCTTCGACGGGACGGCCACGACAAGAATCAACTGGCGGCAGTCGGAATACTTCCACGCCGCAGAGTTTCCAGACGAAGACATCGTGAAGTGGTTCGTAGTTTTGACTGGTGGGTTTTACCCGCAGCATGCAATCTGCTATTCCGTGAGGACCAAACGCTGGTGGATCGAAGAATACTCGCAACCGGTGACTGCATCGACGACAGCTTCCATCAACGGCAAGCAGACCGCCCTGATCGCGTTGCCATCGCGGCGCGTCGGTATCTCCACTCGTGTGTCAACAGAAGGGATTCCAGGGAATTGCACATCGACTTTGCGAGGAACTGCTACGTCCTCGGGAATCATGTCCCTCACCGACAGTTCAGCCGCATTCACTGATGACGTGATCGGAACCAGCGTGCGTATTGTTTCTGGAACGGGAATCGGCCAGTCTCGGATCATTGTTGCCAGAACCGCAACGAAGCTGACGATTCGGGACACTTGGTCTGTGAAACCGAGCACTGACAGCGTCTATCAGATCGGCGGGGTTAGTTGGAAGTGGCGTTCTGGGAACTTCCTGTGGGTGCAGGCCGAAGATGATAGCCGAAGAACCGTGGAGGTTGTATGGCGTCCAACGGTGAACAACCACCAGATGTCGATCAAGAGATACGTCAATTTCTCAGCAGATCCAACCAACTACGTGTTCGATAACACAGTGAACTCTGTGACAACCGTGGCAGACACGCCAGACGCCTTTGTCGACACGACAGACCAGTACGGCCATGCTCGACAGGAATACACAGACTTGAATGTCGACCGATCTCACGGAACAGAAACCGTTCGATTGCAGATCGAGGGAACGACCAACAACGAGCCGCTGACCGTCTACACGGTTTCCACTGAAGGTGCCACGAAATGAGCATGCAGGCTCTGTTCGGCCAGTTCGTGAATCAACTTCAGTCCCAGAGTTGGAAGTCGCCGGACGGCCAGAAAATGGCTGACATCCTGACGGCGATCTTCTCCGATGAAAGCCCGATCAGTCTTGACCAGCCGATCACGATCATCAACAACACGGCACAGGCTGCAATCAACATCACCGGTGTTGCCGACTCCCGAGCAATCGAGATAACGACTCCTGGGGGCCAAGTGTCCTCAATGGGTGTTGGCGTCGGAAATACCGGGCTGATCGCAAACGAATTCGTCCCGATGCCGGAGTACATGCTTCCCGCGGATGTTGCCAATCAGTATTACTCGACTGTTCCGAACAAGGCCGGGGGAACAACAGCGACACCCGGAGAACTGCGGGAAACAACTCGTCCGTACAACACTCCGCCGCTTTCCGCACCGGGAATCCTGCCATCGAACACGCCGACAGGAGTTGGCGGGCAAACCGGCCAGACATTTAGCGGGCGAGGCAGAGCCACAGGTTATCCAGTTCTGATCGCTCCAGGAACTCCTATCGAGCACGAGATCGCGTCTGGGGGTGGGCCAGGTTCCGGCGGATCTGCGCCCAGCGGATTGCCGGTGCTGAAGTATGCCGGTACAATGCCAGTGTTGAAAGGGAGGGCGACTGGCAGCGGTGTCCCAGGAAGAACTCATGCCGGCATGCAAAATCTGACTCCCTGGGGGGAGGCTCTTGCTTACGCCAGACACAGCAGTCGCGGGCTTGAGATTTGTGCCGGAAACACTCGGTACTACTGGCCAAAAGCGTCGACGGTTGGAGTGACAGGAACACAGACGGTTGTTACTGCTGTGAGCTGTAAT